ATGGGCAAAGCAAACACCTGAACGATGCAACCGCATGGCGCAACAAATGAGGTCAGGGCAATGGCAATTTGGCTAAAATTTAAAGTGTATATTTTGTCTATTGGCGCAGCTTTGGCGGCTATTTTTGGTGTTTATTTATATGGGCGCAAAACTGGCACATACAAAGAAATGGAACGCCAGGCTGAAGCAGACCGCAAACAATCAAGGGAAATAGAAAATGCAGCGGATAACGCTAGGGATATTGATGCTGACCCTCTTGAGCGGTTGCGTAAGCACAAGAAGCTCAGAGACTTATAGATCAGTGTGTAGGGAGCTAGAGCGAGACTTGCCAACATATTCGGCTAAAGACACACAAGAAACCCTGCAAACTGGCGCAAGGTTTCTTGATGTGTTTGCTGCGGTTTGTACTAAAAACAAGTAGTGTTGCAGTTGTTGCCGTAACAGCAAGTTGTGCAAGTCACCATACGCCCACCTGACATATAAGTGTGCGTTGTGCAAGCTGCATAAGCTGCGGTAGCTGACATTGCCAGCACAATTCCAATCAGATACTTTTTCATGTTTTATCCTTAATTAAGTAATAACGAGCAAAACGAACTTCACCTTCATCAATCATCTTGGTCACTATGTTGTGGCCTCGTTGCTTGAGTTTAAAAATAATATCGGCAAGCCGTGTTACACGGTAAAGCATAATGGCTTCCCAGCTAGTAATAGGGTTTTTTGTAAGATGCGTCAATACCTGGTCAGTTTTAGTCATTTTGTGATCCAATGCAAAAGTGGCAAGAAACCAAAAACAGCAAACAACACAAGTGCGCCAAGCACCCAACCTTCTAGCGGGATGCGTTGGTCGGCATTGGTATAACGTGAGTATCTTTTCATTTGGCGTGGTGTCCGTAATGTCCAGTTTGGATGCGAATAGTCTGCTTGTTTGCCCCAATTCATAGCCACCCCCCAATTTCTGCTTCAAGTTCTTCAACCAATTCTTTGTACTTTGCTTCTTTGCGATTTTTCACAAGAATCATCACAATGTTGTACAAAGCGTCACCACCCTCAATGCGCTCAAACCAGTCAAGCCAGTGAATACCGTCTTGGTCAATGCCGCTGTGTTCAATCACATCCATTACTTCGTCAGCGGTTTGTGTGTTTAAGTTGAAACGTTCGTCATCGTCCATTTATGCACCTGTATGTAGTTAATGGCGTTATTGCCATGTAGAAATATTAAGCTAACTTAACAATCAATACAACATTATTTTATAGGGACAAACCCTAAGTGTTGTATTTTTGTTGGGGTGCGGGTACTAACCGGAACAAGGAGTGGGAGGGACACGGCTTTCCCCGCAGTTAATTATAGGTTGTTTTTAATTTTGTAAAACAACAATAAACATTGAAAACATTGCCAAGCATCAGCCAAATCCTCCTCTGAATGTTCGATTAGTTTTACATCACCATCAGCAGTAAAAAACACATTGGCGCATCTGGCGGTCGGTTTGCCAAGACCAACACGGTAGGCTGCTAGTTGCATAATTTGTTCGTGGTACGGCACAACTTTGTCGAGCTTGTCTTTGCTCTTAAAGTCAATCACGATGTTCTCAGCAATTAAATCCACTTTGCCGCCAAAACCCTCGAAAGCAAACGAGCGTTCTGCTTCCCATCGTTGATCCTGCCCAAAGTGGATTTGGATTGCAGCATCCACTTGGTCAACATAACGAGGGTAATCGTCACGCTCACCGCTGTAGTACCGTTCCAACACACCGTGCATTTGTGTGCCACGATCCATAGCTTCACGGCCTGTAGACCTAGAATCGGACATAACCCGTTCTAACCAGTTTTCCTCCGTTTCGCCAGCAATGCGTGGCAAGGTCAGCGCAGCCAGTAAGACTTGTTGCTGCAACCAAGTGTTTAGACCAGGCTTGGCAACTATCCCCAAAACAGTGGTAACCGATGGCACAAGGTTGCGTTCTCGTGCGTCACGAACCGTTGTGTTGCGTTCTTTGCCGTTTTTGCCAATGATCCGGTAAGCAGGGCTACCGTCTACCGCATACCAATGGCCTGACTCTGAATCTGCTGATTTAATAATCATTTCCGTGCCTCCATCATTGCGTTTGCAACAACATAAGCATCTTCTGCCATTTGGCTTAATTCTCCACCTTGTGCAGCAAATCCAGTTAATGCCGCAGCAGCAAAGTAATCCCGCAGACTCATGCCCTGAGCCATTGAATCATCTTGTATCCAAGTCGGAAAAGCTGGAATCAATTTGTTTATATTCATTTGTTCACCTGTTTAGCTAATTTTTTAAGCATCTCAATGGCATCTTGTAGGTCTTGCATGGCACGAGGGTCTAGCACCATGCCCTCGTACCATTGCTGCAGCCGCCAAGATATTAGGATTGCTTCTTCAGTCTTGTTCATCAGAAAGGCACATCATCTGCAAGGTCAGCAAGGTCAACGACATTGCCTTCTTTGATTGCCCGATATGCGTCAGGTTTCTTTGGTGCTGGCGATTCTTCAGATTTGCCGCCAAGCATCTGCATTTGGTCAGCAACGACTTCCGTAGAAAATTGCTCTACACCGTCTTTGTTTTGCCATTTGCGAGTAGTCATTCTGCCAGCAATGTACACTTGCGAGCCTTTGCGTAGATAATCACCACAAACGCCAGCAAGTTTGCCAAACGCAACAATGCGAATCCACTCAACGGATTCTTTTTCTTTGGACTTCCATCCACAAGCAATTGAGAAGTTTGCAATGGCCTCACCAGAAGCGGCAAAGCGCACTTCTGGATCACGCCCAAGCCTGCCAATAAACTCACAACGATTTAGGTCATTTGCCATATTATTTTGCTCCCGCAAGTTGAACTTTGATCCCATCGTACATAGCTTTCAAGACTTCTTTCTGCGAATCAGGCGCAGATTTGTACCATTTGGCAAAACACGCTTTTAAAGCCTCTAAATCGGTCTGTGCCGCCATTTCGTCTACTGCGTAATCCATGTCTATCGTTACGGCTATTGGCGGCTTAGGCAGCGTTTTTACAGCGGCTTCACCATCATCGTCAGCCGAAGCAACGCAAAGCGCCGTTTGAATTGAGTACCGTTTTGCGTAACTTAACGCCGAGCCGAAGCCCTGACTGTCTTGTTTGCTTGCAGGTACAAACAATTTGCCAAACGACATTTCTTGACCTGATTCGTGAATCAACACGGTTTCAACACAAACACCGCCTTCTGCATCGTGTGTTTTTTGCACAATAGCCAATCCGTTTCCGGCAAGATGAGGTCTTATGGCATCTATGACGGAAGCAAGCGAACTGTACGAAGATTTAAAGTGGGGGTTTTTACTATCTTTTGCTGCGTGGTTCATAGCAGCCTGGGCGGAAACTAATGCTTTTGCTAATTCTTTCATTTTTGCACCTGTATGTAATCCTGACGGGTATGTCAGTAGCTAGATATTAAGGCATCTAAACAAATGTGTCAAATACAAAGTAATTATGTTAAGATTGCTTCATGAATACAACAGAAATCATACAAACTTTAGGCGGGACAACAAAGGTTGCCAAATTGTGCGGCGTAAGTGTGCCAGCTGTCAGCCAATGGAAAACCAACGGAATCCCTGTGGATAAGCTCGTTTTTATGGGTGGGGAACTGGAGCGTTTGTCTGATGGCAAGTGGACTCGACGCAACGCTTTCCCTGACAACTTTACAATTATTTGGCCTGAGTTGCGTAAAAAACAAAAATCGTAGATAATTTGCACATCCCTTGGTCGGGGAGATAAAGCAATAAGGCTTCACATGGATACTCAGTAGGTTATTGCACCTACCCGACCAGACCCCTTAAAAAAGGGTTGAGTATTCAGGTGAAGCCTTTTTTATGTTTAAACGGAACGCAGACCAAAGTTAGCTGCGGACAAAGTGGGACTCAGAACCCAGCCAAGTGTAGTACGTTGTGATCTGGAGGCTCTAACGACATACCAGCGGATCACGATAGCAAGCAGACTGGGGGATAGTGGATGGAATACTGCACAAATAGGCGGCGAAGTTAGCACCTATTCCACGAATGGCTGACGGGTTCTGTGGCTCCGGAAAGGATACAGATTAAGGCGAATCTAGGTAGGCTAGGTCT